TTATTACGTATATCAGACTACCCCTTATGAACTTAACAAAAAGCACAATAAATGCGGTATTTAAGGGATTTTAAGCGGCATTAGATTAATTATCAATTTCCACATATTTCTATGTATTTCTATGTATTTCAATAGCAAAAGTGTGTAGTAAGTGTGTAGTGACAAGATTAAAAGTGTGTAGTAAATTAAAACTAAATAAAGCCTTGATGTATGACATAAATATGAGAAGAACTTGATAATGTTCTTCTCTTTTTTTATGCAAAAATATAATCAGAAAGAGAGGTAGTGCGAATGTTTTCTGATGAAGTTAGAGAAAAAATCTTAAGCAAAGAAGAATTGCAAAAACTTGACTTAGTGACATTATCTCTTGTTATCCACGCAATCGAGGAAGTTTTAGAGGAGGCAGACAATGAACAATCCTTATCAGCAACCGATTATGAGTAATTATGTACCTCAATATGGAGCATATCAATATAATCCTATGGCAAATATCCAGAGATTTCAGCCGCAGGAGCAGATGCAGCAATCACAAGTTCAGCAAACTATTCCACAGCAGATAATAGGTATTAACGGCAGAGTTGTGCAAGCGGTTGAAAATATAAACGCTAACGAGGTCCCTATGGATGGCTCAATGGCATTTTTCCCTAAGCAGGATATGTCGGAAATATATGTTAAGGGTTGGAATGCTGACGGAACAATTAAGACGGTTGTGTATAAGCCTTATACAGCCCCTAAAGATAATCAGACAGTAAATTCTATGGCTAATACAGAAAACGCTAAATTTACCCTATCAGACGAAAGCACACAGCTATTTCTGAATAAGTTTGAGGAATTATCGGAGAAAATAGGGCAGTTGGAAAATAGATTTGATAAATCTTTAGGAACACAGAGAAAAACATCAAGAACTCAAAGTAAGGGCGGTGATGAAGAATGAATCAGCAGTTAATTCAAACTATAAATCAACTTAAGTCAATTCGGAATCCACAGCAAATGGCAATGAATTGTTTACAACAGTCGGCACAGCGTGGAAATCCTATGGCAAAAAATTTGCTTAATCAGATAAACAGTGGAAACACGCAAGGCGCAGAGCAAATTTTAAGTAATTTTATGAATACACAAGGAATAAACCTTAATGATATTAAGGGTATGATGAATTAGGACATTTTGGGTTGTGCGCACATAATGACCGGTTATCCCATTTGTTAATAAAATAAATGGAGGTAAACAAGATGTTTAATTCAAACGGAGTTAGTCTCGCAGATATTGCCGCAGTAACAGGCAATAATCGTAATAACGATGGTATGTGGGGCGATGGTGCATGGTGGATTGTAATTCTCTTAATCTTTGGCTGGGGCAATAACGGCTGGGGCGGTTTCGGTGGAAATGGCAACGGCGCAGGCTACACTGATTCAGCTATACAAAGAGGTTTTGACAATCAGGCAGTTATCAGCAAGTTAGATGGCATTTCTAACGGACTTTGTGACGGCTTTTATGCTATGAACAACAGTATGCTCACAGGTTTTAATGGTATTAACACAAATATCATGCAGACAGGCTACGGCATACAACAGGCAGTAAACGCTGATACAGTTGCTAATATGCAGAATACTAACGCTTTACAGTCACAGCTTGCTAACTGTTGCTGTGAGACAAGAGAAGCTATTCAGGGAGTTAATTACAATTTAGCAACTAACACTTGTGCTTTACAGAACACAATGAACAATAATACAAGAGATATTATTGACAGCCAGCAGGCAGGAACTAGAGCAATCCTTGACTTCCTGACAAATGACAAGATTGCAACTTTACAGGCAGAGAATAACGATTTGAGAAGAGCAGCTTCACAGGATAGACAGAATGCGCTTCTGACTACTACAATGGCAGCGCAGACAAATCAGATTATTGACGCAGTAAGACCTACGCCGGTTCCATCGTTCCCAGCTTCTAACCTTTATGGTTATGCATATGGCTGTGGTTGCAATACCGGCTGTAATTGCTAACAACTGAATAATTGAGTATCTTAATTGAGTTTAACTCGATTATGTCTGCTATGCAGTATTACTTATAACCAAAGGGCAGACTACAATGTTTGCCCTTATTTTTATGAAAGAGAGGTAAAAAATAATGGAAATAACAGGAATTGCGTTACAAACAGTTGCCGCCGGAGAAGATGTTGCATTTACAGAAACACCGGTATGCGGTAGTAAGTGTATCGTCCACAGACAGGGAAGCGGAATTATCAAGTTAAGAGGTATTACAAATCAGTGCAAGGCAAGATTTTTAGTATCTTATAGCGGAAACATTCAGATACCTACAGGTGGTACAGTTGGAGCTATATCACTTGCCATTGCAGTAGACGGAGAAGCTTTACAGTCAACACGAATGATTGTAACACCGGCAGCAGTTGAGAATTTCTTTAATGTATCAGCACAGGCATATGTTGATGTACCTTGTGGCTGTTGCAGTACTGTAGCGGTGCAGAATACATCTACACAGGCTATTGAAGTGCAGAATAGTAACTTAATCGCAGTAAGGGAGGCTTGATATTATGCACAAATGGGCTAAACAGATTATGGAATGTGTCAAGGCTAAGGTTGAAGCAATCGGATTAGATAGCTTTGAGGGGCAGAACCTTGACGATTTAAAGGATTTTACAGAGATAGCTAAGAATATAGCTTGCTTTGACAAGGATTACAGAATTGTTGAAGCTATGGAAAAGTCAGAAGATAATGAGGATATTATGCGTATGCTTGAACAGTACGAAGATTATCCGGACAGAAGATACTATGACCACTACCGCTATGCAAATGGCAGATTCGCCCCTAAAGGCAAGGGAACATATCGTAGAGGATATGAAGAACCACCTTATATGCACATGTACCCAGAAGCAGAGCATATGAGAGATATAGATAGAGATTATGGCAAGATGTATTATACAGAGCCAATGTCTGAAAGTAATTACGACAGAGCAAAGAGAAACTACACAGAAACTAAGGAAATACACAAGAATAACACACCAGAGGACAAGGAATACAAGATGAAGTCACTTGACAGCTATACTAAGGAACTTGCAAGCGATATTACAGGTATGGTGGCTGATATGTCGGCAGAAGAAAAGAACTTACTTAGAACAAAGTTAAGTACTCTTGTATCTAAGATATGATTTTAAGGGCTATGAGTAGCAATATTCATAGCCTGTTTTATTTAGAAAGGAGCATACAGATGGTTTTTAGCATTAATGGCACAATGTGGCAAGTACAATATGAAAATTCAAATTCAAGTGAATTAAGGCGGTCAGACAACGTTTCCGTGCTAGGTGTAACTGATAGAAATACACATACAATTTATCTGTCAAATGCCTTGCGTGGATTTATGCAACGCAAAGTGCTTATACACGAAGTATGCCACGCAATCTGTATGTCCTATGATGTGTATTTGCCTATCGAACAAGAAGAGATATTGTGCGATTTTGTAGCAACTTATGGAGATGAAGTGTTTGACATTGTTGATATGGTTTTAGGAGCAGCTAGGAGAGTGGGATAATGAGTATTGATGAACTGTTAAAGATAATTCAAAAAACTAATCCGACTATGACTAAGGAATTGTTGATATATGAACTTAGTCAATGCCGGTATTCAAGTAAAGCGTTGATTTATACAGAAAAATGCTGTATTGACAGTAATGCTTAAAAATGCTATTATTTAATAGATGTAAACAATAGATAACTATTATATCATTTTACCTTAATAGAACCATAGTGGAAAGTTGCATTGATACATTTTTTGTATAGGTGCAACTTATTTTATTTTGGAGGTTTTGTTATGAGAGTTATTAGGTTGAAAATGTATCAAGAAATGGCTAGATTTAACAATCCATCAGCGCCAAGAGGTGCGGATTGCTATCCTTTACCGCCGTTCAGCACAGTTAATGGATTTATTCATTCAATGTGTCAATGGAAAAAGTATCATAAATTAGATTATTTTGTTACTGGCAAAGGTGTTTACAACACTAAAACACAGAAAGAATGGCACGGCGGCAAGCGTTTTAACAAGGTTAGCGATGAAATGCTTAAGCGTTGGGATATTATAACAGATTATACAGACGGAAGCCACACCGGATGGGTTAATACAGTTAAATATCATTTGATGTTAGTTGATTTATACACAACTATATACATCAAAGCTGATGATAGTGACATAGATGATATATACAATGCGTTACTAAACCCACCGGTATATCCATCATTAGGCGAGTATGGTGATTTATGTAAGATTGAAGCAGTAGACATTATAGAGCTTAAGGAACTTGGCGAACCTGTATCAGCTCCATTAGATACGCAATCTTATATTCCTGTTGATAAAGGCAATTTCGCAGGAACTATATATAGAATTAACAACAAATATGAAATCATCAAAGGTCTTAGACGATTCCAGAAAGTTCCTTGTTACTTAGTGGATAAAGGACAGGAAGTTGTTAGTAATCTTTTTGATGACGATAAACCGATTATTTTTATAAACTAATTTAAAACCCACGGAATATAGGTAAAGTTTTTCTTTACCCCCGTGGGTTAACTTTTTATATTCGCAATTTTAATTTTGACAATTTTCAAAATCCGTTTCAGATTTCGTTCAAATCCTACTTAAAAAATTGAAAAAATTTTCCTACAAAAATATAATGCAAAAATTTTGATACCCCCGTCATATGCAATTTTGAAATCCAAAAATCGGTTACACAGAATTTCAATTTTTGTTCCCGATTTTGTTCAGATTTGCCCTGAAAAATTGATGAAAAACTTTAGTATGGTAAAGCACTATATATAGACTTGACCGGTTGCGGTTCGCGTTTATTTTGGCGTTGTGGCTTTGCAGTTTAACTTGTACGGTGGTTTTATTTTACAAGTGCATAATTGTAAGGGTTAATACCTGCACACCTTAAAACGCCTTTAACAGCGTTGTACAAAATGGGTATAATATGCCCTTGCAAGTTGTGGAAGCTGTCGCCAGCCCTAGAAGATATACCAAAGCACACACCGCCCCGACTGGGTACACTTGTACACCTAAAAGGTGTAAAAAGCCTTATATATAAGCATAGCATTGTTGTATTAATTTTTCAAGGTACACAAAGAAAAGCATATAAAAATATATGCTTAATGCTTGCGGCTGGAATCGAACCAGCCAAACCAGAGCAAGCCAAAAAGGGCGCAGATTGTACGCCCTTAAAAAGCTAATTTATTATTTTGTTTTTTATTTGTTTTAAAAGCTTTTTATCAATTTGATAATTTTCCACTCCTCGCATTTTTAAGACATAGGTACTTATGTCTTTATAATACAAATCAACAATTCCTTCTCTGTTGTGCCAGTCGTTTACATCTCCTTGCCAGCATTTTATTCTGTGCTCTTCTTTTTGCCTTGCGATTTCTACACTTTCGGCAAAATCTTTTTCTATATTTATTTTATCATTCAAAAACCTGTTTATTAAACCCTTAAAGGTTTTTAAATCTGATTTATATATATAAATTATATATAATTTTCTATAAATTTCTTTGCTTCTCTCGGTAAGCAATATATCTTTTTCTTTTTCTGCTTTAATCTGTTCTAACTCTGCCGCTGTTTTGATTTCCGTTGGTAAGTCGTAAACGCATTTATTGCCGTTTTCTAATGTTCCTATAATCATTTTTAGCCCTCCTTATTCTGTAATTCTTTTAAATATATCTATTGTTTTGCGTGCGTTTTCTCTTTTCTTTTCAGCCATATAACTATAGCGGCGGCTCTTTAATGCCTTTCTTGCTGTCTCTATGCTATTAACTCCCCATGCTGTGGCTTCTCTTAATAACTCAACCTCTTCTTTTGGTAGCTTAATAGCTCTTAAAGTGTCAGAGTTGATAGAGTAATCATCTTTAATTCCCGGATACAAATCTTGGCAAACTGGAATATATTCATCACTCCCCATATTCTCGCCGATATTCCATACATAGAAACCAAATGGAATCTTTTCAACTATTTTATAAATATCTGTTTTACCTAATGTTTCACTTGTAATTGTGTCGCCCTTAACTTCAAATCTCATAACCTTGTACCATTTCGCCGATTGTGATATAATCGGCTTACCTTTCTTTTTTGATTGGTGGCGGTTCGTTCTTGGTAGGAGCGACCGCCTTATTTATTTTGTAGCTTAATAATAACACCTTTTAAGGTGTATGTCAACACCTTTTAAGATGTTTTTAAATTTTGTTTTTAAGTGTTGCAAAACTGCAATATTTTATATATAATAGTAAAAACAAAACAGAAAGGAGCTTGTAAATGATTACATATAAAATAGATGTATTAAAAGAGCTGGCACAGCGTGGCTACACCGCTAACAGAATGAGGAAAGAGAAGATATTAAGTGAAAGCACAATGCAGAATCTAAGAAACAGGAGTGACATTAATACAAAAACTTTAAATACATTATGTATTATATTAAGATGCCAGCCAAACGACATTTTAGAGATAGTACCAACCAACGACGAAAAAATAAAATATTTTTAAATAACACTAAAAATAGTGTTGACAATATAACGCTATCGGTATATACTTAAGGTACATTAAAAGAAAGGCGCACACGGTGCGAAAGGTGGAAAGGATGAGAACAATCGAATTATTAAGCAAGGCTGTTGAGCTTGGATTTAGCAGAGAAAAGGCACTTGCAGACATAGACGCAAGCCTTGACGAAATAATCGGAGCAGAGAACAGAAAGCCAATTACAGAAGAGAAAATAAGCGAAGAGCTGGCAAATGATATTTTGTTTGGCTTTGAATGTGAAAAGGAAAATTAATCAAGAAAGGTTAAAGGTGTGAATGTTATGGCAGTGACAAAATCATGGAAAATATACGGAATGGACGGACACAGACAGCGTGAGAGCTTCGGAAAGTCTTATAAATACGATTTTTCAGAAGGTACAGACGTCAGAATTATTGAAGTTGACAACTTCGACAAAACAGGCACAAACGAATACTTAATTATTCGCATTACCAGAAATAGCTCTGAAGAATGCGAAGAGGAATTGCACGGGCAGCTTTCCGATGGGATTTTTGAAAATTCCAGAGTTGGGAAAGTTGTGGAGATTTAAAATATATATTAAGCGGTGTATATCTGTTATACATCGCTTTTTAATGCCTATTGATTAATTATATTTATTGTGTTATTATGCTAATAATTAAATATACAAAATTTACACCCGATAATATTAATATTGTTATCGGGTTATTTTTATGTTATTAGATATATAATAATTAATTAGCTGGAGCAGATCCAGCAGAAAGGGGGAACATATGGAGAAACTACAGGAAACACCAGAAAGTCAAGAAATTTTTGAAAATGAAATCGATATGTATTTCAAAAGATTTTGCACAGATGAAAACATTGAAGATATGGCAGCGGCTCCGCAATCCCTTTTTTATGCTGCTTTAATTTATGTATATAATAATACTTTTAAAGGCACTAATAGATTAAAGCTAAAAGGTAAATTACAAGGATATAATAATAATAATTATAATAATCAATATAGTAATATAAATAATAGTAATTGTAATAGTTATAACTATGAGTATCTTAATTATATAGCAGATTATTATATATATATGTGTTATAAGTATAATAAAATATGTACTATATCAGGATATTGTAAATTAACCGGCATAAATGAAACTGTTATATATGATTGGGCTAATGAGAAGAGAGCATCAAAACTAAGTACATCGGCTTACGATTTGTGGGAAAAATTGTCAAAGGATTACGAATCTAGCGGAGAGGCTCGACTCTGGTCCGGTAAGAATCCAGTCGGGCAGCTTGCAGTTATGAATCGCCGCTTTGGTTGGAATCTTCCAGGTGTTAGTAGAGAAAACACCAGCAAAACACCTCTTACAGCCGCGGAAATACGTCAACAATTGAGCCAAAACAATACGCAATTAACAGATAAACAGCAGATAAACGCTGTAAACAATTCAGACACAATTTAAACAGCTCGCAAACCGCTTAAATACTTGGTTTGTGAGTAATAAGTATTTATATAACGCTGATAAATTAAGGTTTATCGGCGTTATGGTATGGATATAGTGTTAATTGTGTTAATTGTTTGAAAATATGGCATAAAATAGACACAATTACATAGACGAGGGCGGAGGGGGTTAAACGAACATATGTTCGAATGCCTGCTAAGTCACACGGGTAAATTTTAAAAGAAAAAGGCTTTATATATTAATATATATTTATATTATTATTACCACATAATACACATATTATATAATTATATATAAATAATACATAATCATATAATTAATACTAATAAATCACTTATATATTTAATTAAAAATAATCCAATTAACATCTATACATTTAAGCTAATTAGGTGTATAATAGACATATATTAATTAATCACAAGATATTCAATAAACACATCAGAGAATCAGCTAGTCGGCTGAATAAATTCCAAAAAAATTTTAAAAAATAAAAAAGAGTTAGGAGTTATAAATGCAGGGCAATGAATACCAAAAATTGGCTATGCGTACTAACGATAAAATGGCTCATCATAGATTAAGTACTGAATTAACTGGTAAGTTTCCACTTAGTCCTCTAACAGAAAGCAATGCTAAGTGTAGCAACATAAATGACATAGCAGGACTTCTTAATGGTGTCTTAGGTTTAACCGGCGAAGCTGGCGAGGTATCAGACCTTGTTAAAAAGGGCATATTTCACGAAAAAGGCATAGACTTAGAACATCTTAAGAAAGAGTGCGGCGATGTAATGTGGTATGTTGCTATGATTTGCGAAGCTTGCGGATTCAGTCTTGACGATGTAATGCAGACAAACATAGATAAGCTTATAGCACGTTATCCGGATGGTTTTGATTCTTACAGAGCTAATCACAGACAGGCAGGTGATAAATAATGGGTAATCAGGATAAGCACTGTTACCAGTGCAAACATAGACATAAGTTATATTGTGAAAAGCCTTGTAATGCCTGTAATGGCAATCCAAATGTTGTAAAAGGCAAGGATAACTTCACAGAGCTTGAAACAGCAAATAAAAATGCGGTACTCTTTGAAACAAAAGAATAGCATATTGCCCCTTAGCCAAGTGGTCAAGGCACAGGATTTTGATTCCTGTATCGTGGGTTCAAATCCCACAGGGGTAGTTCAAGTGTTTAATTACACTTGTGCCTTTACAGGACTTATTGGTTTACTAGCATTAAGTCCTCCTTTCACCTCATAGCGAGAGCTGTTAAGGACTGTCAGATAGTCCGTGAGGTTTTGCGTATTATAAATACGCAAATAAAATTAAGTTATACCTATAGCGCAGCAGTTATCTGTATGGATAGACAGCGAGCGAAGCTACTTTCTTTGAGCCCAACTGCACGGGTAGAATGACATCCAAGCTTTGCCACGACCTGTTATAGGTGTCATAGCCTATACTGCTATTAAGACTAGCATTGTTTTTCAGTATCAACTATCCACCTTAATCGAAACATTTTCACAATGCTAGTCTTTTAAAACGATATGGAGAAGCGGCAACGATTGGCGGTGTTGCGGCAGACTGTAAATCTGTTCCCTTGCGGTAAACATTGTAGGTTCAATTCCTATCTTCTCCACTTTGCCGATATGGGATAAAGGTATTCCAGTAGCTTGCTAAGCTATCCAACAGAAATGTTGTTCGTGTTCGATTCACGATATCGGCGTTTTGAAAGCACTTCTTGGGTCTGCGTGCGTAATGTTGTTTGCGGACTTATCCTAGGTTAAGAGGTGTAAGTAAGTTGCTATAAGTGGTGCCGTAAGGTTCGATTCCTTACGTAGCAATTACAACAAACTAGGTTAGCTACCGAAAAGCACTTCCGCTGTGCCTGTTTGTTGTTTTATCAATCAAGCGGAGTGTGTATCACAGGCATACATAAATAATATCAAGCGGAGGTATTCGATTATGGCAACAATTAGAGTGCATAAAACAAAAAATTACACAGTTATGAGCAATACTCATTTAAGGGATAAGAGTTTAAGTCTGAAAGCGAAGGGATTATTGTCTGTAATGCTTTCATTGCCTGATAATTGGGATTATTCAATAGCTGGGTTAGTTGCAATAAGTAAAGAGAATGAAACAGCCGTTAAATCGGCTTTAAATGAGTTAAGAGATAATAATTATGTTATGGTTACTAAAGAGAACCCGACAAAAAGCAATGGTGGAAGAATAAAGTACACTTACGAGGTTTACGAAGAACCATATAAACAGAAAATAGAAAAACAAGATACAGAAAATCTAGGGGTTGAACACCAACAGGTAGAAAACCACGGACAATTAAATACTAATGAATTAAGTACTGATGAATTAAATACTAATAAACAAAGTACTGAAAGATTAAATACTGATAAGGTACATACATCAACTAACATTGATGGAGAGGTACATACATCGTTTTCGGAGAAACCGACGGCAAGAGCTGTCACAAGAGATGAAATGTTGCTTAAAGAAAAAGATATGGTTGATAGGTTCAATAACATCTGTGACAACGACATAGATAATTCAGCTATATGTGATTGCGTTAAAGACGGATTTAAGATGTATATGCAGTTATATGAAATCTATTTCCGCAAAGTACACCCAATACTTACAGATAAGACATTAAAGAATGTATGTTTTGTCCTATCAACTATCACAGATACAGAACACGGACATTTCGACGCTGACGCTATATACGAAACAGACAATAAGGGTATTACAGTTTTACAGAGAATGGTTAATGACCATTTCATCAGAGAACATAGAGAAAGCACCAACTACTCAATAACACATTTTGCCAATGCTGAATATCTTGGCAAGCTGGCAAATAGATTTATAGAAATGTAAATGAACAATGTTTATGAAATTGATATTAGGCATAGTGTTACTGATATGGGTTTATTACAACATCAAATACATTGAAAGAGAAGATATATCTATTGTAACAGCTGTTAAAGAGGGAATGTCGATAATAATATGTTTACTGACAGCTATATTGGCAATTATGATACAGAAAATGATGTAAAACAGACAAGGAGTGATTATTATGGCTATGGGCGTACACCCACTAAACAAAGATAAGTTTTATGAAGCAATTAACCTGTACATATCGGGGCAGGCTTCACAGGTAAAAGCGGCAAAAGTAGCAGGTTGTAGCGTACCGACATTTAAGAAATACGCTAACAAGATTTATGGCGGCGAAGAGTTGCCAAATAATTTATGGGGGAAGAAGTGATATGTGTGAATTTTGCAATGGTAAAAAGAAGAAGATTGAAAATGGCTATACATATGGCAGAGCATATATAGAATCAACTAATTATGGCTATTGTTATAAACTTTGTTATGACAACAGCGGTGAAGAATATGGAGAGGGAGAGTTTGAAATCAATTATTGCCCTATCTGCGGCAGAAAGTTGGTGGAATGATGGCAGAACCTTTAAGTAAATTAGCAGAAAAATGTAAAAGTTGCCCTGAATCTGAAAAATGCGACCATAAAAGAATGGAGTTATGCGCTTTAGCAGATTTGCCACCACAAAATCTTGCAAGCACTACACAAGGCATTTTGATAGACAATATGTCGCCTATATTGAGGGAAGAAATAAAAAGCCCTTTAAGTCCATTTAGGTACAAAGACGAATTAGAAAAAGCACTAAATGATTTGCATTTTGGAAATATGTTTATGTATGGTGCTTAGAAAGTTGGTGGAATATGATTACGCAGAAAGATGTTCATAACAATATAGTTGTAAATGCAAGCGATTGGCAGAAAAGCTATTTGTCGTTTCAATGTGGTGGAAATGTTGAAAAAGATAAAGGAAGTTGAACAGACAATGGCTAATATGATTAACGGCATTAGCAAGGCACTTAAAAATAGTGGAACAGATTATTTGAATAAACTTGATTTGTAAGCGAGGGATTTTATGAAACACAAAAAAGAATGGCACACTTGCGACAGGTGCGGAAAAGAGATAAAAGTAGGGCTGTTGTGTATGAACTCAATTACAAGGAGTGGCATATTAAATATGACTTACGATTTATGTAATGAATGTATGGAAGATTTTGAGAGGTTTATGAGGAATGAAAACATTGATTGTAGATGATTTAGACATTCCACCAAGCACTATTGCAAGTGCTATTGTCAATAGAGTCCCACTTAATGAAGATAAAAACTGCCACATTGAACATTGGAGTACCAGATGGAGAATTGAAAAGGATGGAAAACGTACTTGTCTGGAAGTTAAGAAATTAAGATAAACAATTACCGACTACAGATTGATTGTAGCTGCTGACCTTAGAAAGCTAAAGGCTGATAAAACATATAAAAGGAGATAGAACCTATGAAACAGTTATTTGTAAGTGTGCCTATGAAAGGCAGAACAGAGGAAGAAATCAAAGCTAGTATTCAGAAGATGAAAAAAATTGCTGAAATATACGAGGGCGAAGAATTAGAGCTTATCGACAGCTACATTGAGGATAACCCACCTAAAGACAGCAAAGAAGCTGTATGGTATTTAGGTGAAAGCCTTAAGAAGCTGGCACAGGCTGATGTGTTCATTGGAATTGCGGAGAACTATGATTGGAGTGGCTGCTGCATTGAAAGGGAAACAGCAGAAAGATATGGCATTAAAGTATATATGATTCCAGCAAGATATGTAATTGATGATTATAATGCACTTGTGCAGAAATTACATCCGGCTGTCCGTGACGTATTATTCTAACAAAATTTTACCGGCTAACAAATAGAGTTAGTTGCTACCCTAAAACAGTTATAGGCAGAGGTCTATAAGCACCTTTGCTGAAAAGTGGAGGTGCTTTTCTTGAATTCTGAACTAAATCAACTGATAGATGATTGCGAAAAATACATATCCCAAAATGGAATAGATGAAAACATCATAGAAACCTACTACAACGTGTGCCAACTTGCCAAGAATGAGCGTGAAATTGACGCAATGTTAAAATGTACAGCTAGGGCAAAAGAACTTATAGAAAAGGCTTGTATGCGTGATATAGGCATAGATATTTTTGAACTTGAAAAATATACATTTAACAACAATATAGACAATGATTTAGTTAATAGATATTTTGATACCTTATTACTTGAAGCTCCGCACTTATTTCACAGCTATTTGCTTTATCTTGAAAAAGACAGAGAAGAGAGTGAAAGATTTTATCAGCCAAAAATGAAACAGCTTAATAAATACGGGCTTATTCAAGCTATGCAAGATTTGGAAGACGACAAATATAATAGATTATGTATTTCTATGCCACCAGGAACACAAAAAACTACACTGGAAAAATTTTTTTGCTCTTGGATAATTGGCAAGCACCCTAAAGATTACAGCCTTTTCTTTTCTCACAGCAACGAAATTACAGGAAAGTTTTATAAAGGAGTGCTTGACATAACAACAGATGATAAAGAATATAAATGGAATGTTATTTTTCCTAATTTACCATTACAAAGCACAAATGCACAGGCACAAGAAGCTAATTTCGGTAAATACAAAGCATTTTCAAGTATTCAATGTTCATCAATAGGAGCTAAGAACGCAGGTAAGGTCAGAACTAACCGTTATTTATATTGTGATGACCTTATAGGTTCTATTGAAGAAGCACTTAATCCAATAATTCTTGAAAAAATATGGAGAATTTATGGAGTCGATTTAAAGCAAAGAAAGCTAAACGAACAAGTAAAAGAAATAATTATAATGACCAGATGGAGCACAAAAGACATTATTGGACATATTATTGAGCTTTATGGAAACGACCCAAAGTTAAAAATTATTTCTATTCCAGATATTGACCCTAAAACAGGGAAAAGTAATTTTGACTATGAATATAATGGAATGTCGGTGGAGTTTTTTAATGATCAAGCACTGACAATGGATGATATATCTTATAGATGTCTTTATAAGCAAGATCCAATAGAACGTGAGGGATTGCTTTATCCAGAAGACAAAATAATGAGGTACAAAGAACTTCCTAAAACACGAATTAAAAGAATTACTGGACAATGTGACACGAAATCCTCTGGTACTGATTTTTATGTGTTTCCTTGCCTGGTTGAATTTGAAGGATATGAGGGAACGTATTACTGCACTGATACTATATGCAACAATTCGGCAGATTACGAAAAACAATATGAAAATTCAGCAAATTTAATTGTCGATAATGAAATGCAAGATTGCGATTTTGAAGCCAATCAAGGCGGAGATAGGGTTGCAAATGAAGTCAGAAAACGAGTAGAAGAAAAAGGCTGGTTATGCAATATATCAGACACCGCAACCGAAACGAACAAAGAAGCAAGAATATTTCAGTGTTCTAGCTGGGTATTGCAACATATTGTGTTCAAAGATAGGAGCCTATATGAACCTAAGAGCGATTATGCAGAGATGATGAGTTGGTTATTGAAATATTCAGTATCTGGTAAAAATTTGCACGATGATGTACCGGATGTTTTTTCAAATTTTGCATTAAGAATGAAAAGAGGAAATAGAGTAAAAAAGACAGTAATTATGTTAAGTCCAATATAACAGGAGGGAATTTATGGTAACAAAGGAAGTTTTATCACAGTATTGCGACTTACAGGAAGAAGTAAAAGAAGTAAGACTAAAGATAGAACGACTTGAAAAAGATATAAGTAAAATTGAAGCTGGAGAAATGGTTATAGATTCTGTTAGCGGCGGCGATGGTGGCAAACAGCATTTCAAGATTGAAGGCATACCCTTTCCAGAGTACAGCAGAAAGAAAACGCTCCTTTATGCCAGAAAAGCCACATTGCAGTTGCTTGAAGATGATTTGTTGGAAAAAACCAATGAGGTTGAAGAATTTATTGCAAGCGTTGACGATAGTAGAATGAGAAGAATAATCAATCTTAGATTTTTAGAAAATAAGACTTGGATTCAGATAGCACATATCATAGGTGGCAACACAGAAAGTAGCGTAAAAATGGCTTTTCAAAGATTTATTGAAAAAAATTAAAAGATGTTACGATTGTGACGAAAAAATTATGTATTATTACAATGAGCAAAGCAAATTTCATAAACATGTATAATCCTTATCGAAAAGCATCGTCATTTAATTATGGCGGTGCTTTTACTATGTAACGAGGTAACAATATGATTTTTTATACAAACAAAGACAAGTCAATTATGTGTCCGAACTGCCATAAGTTTTTGACTAAGGCAGACAGCAAAGACCCACGAACACATAAATTAGCGTGCAAGCATTGCCACAAATGGATATGGTATGTACCTAACGATGATGATGATTTTCAAATTAAGGAAATACCACAAAGCAGAAGTTCAAGCGGTATGACATTTTATTAGAGGTGTAGATAATGCAAACAGGAAGAATTGCTATTTATACAGGTGCAAAAGAAATAACACCTGACAATATAATACCAATTTTGCGTGAAGCAATTTTGGAACATGATATTAATTCCAACAGAATACAGTTTCTTCTTGATTATGACGCAGGAATACAGCCGATAGTTAGGAAGAATCCAAAGACTTACAGACCAGACATTGACTGTGAGTGCTGTGATAATGTGGCTAACGAGGTCACAGAGTTTAATTTAGGTTTTAAGTGGGGGAATCCTATAACACTAGTTCAAAATGGCGACAATGAGGATTCTAACCTCACAGAAGCTATAGCAGAATTAAACAGTTGCTACGAATCACAGAACGCAAGACAGAAGCAACAGGAACTTGCAAGATATGTTGAAATCGGTGGTGTTGGATATGCCCTCATTGATGTGAATACAGAATACGAGGATGGGGAAAGCTATTTCACATATAATGTATTAGACCCAAGAACAACATTTGTTGTAAGGTCAACAGCTTATAGTGACAAGAGGATTATTCTTGCAGGTACTTATATCAAAGACAAACATAGCGGCACAAGATATTACACTTGTTTTACCAAAGATACGAGATATGAAATTACCGACGGAATAAAAATTACTAACGGAAAAAATAAAGGAAAAACGAAATGGGGATTTTTAGAGAGAAGTGGGGAAGAGAATCCATTACATAAAATTCCTATTATTGAATATACAAGGTCATTTGACAGAATGGGCTGTTTTGAACGGCAAATATCTGAAATGGATAACTTAAACCTACTTATTTCAGATTTTACAAATGATGTTGAACAGAATACGCAGGCGGTATGGCATACGAATGATGTTGATTTCCCAGTTGAACAGGAAACAACAGTTGATAAAGATGGAGCACCACACATCACTGAAAAAGTAAGAAAGCCAAAATCTGGAGAATGGATGCAGACCTACACATCAGCAGATGGCAAAACTCCAATAGTTGAGCCACTTGCAATTAATTACGATTACACGGGTATGCTTAGCAATATCCAATCAAGGCGACAGATAATCTTGCAGAAATGCAATGTACCACAACGAAATGATAATAGCGGTGGTAGTACAGGAGTTGCAATGTCAGACGCAACAGGCTGGTCACAGGCTGAAACAGCGGCGGCAAAACAGCAATTAATTACAGATGGCTGCAAAATGGAAGAGATAAAAGTTGTTCTTGCGGCTATTAAGTTGTCAAACAATGTTAACAGCAGCAACCCATTACTTAAATTAAGGGCAAGAGATGTAAAACCTAACATTAAGCGGCAAAAAACTTATGAAATGTCAACTAAGGTTAACGCTATGGCGACATTGATAAGCCACGGATTTAGTCTTAAAGATACAGTTGATGCAATTCCATTCTTTGATGACCCTAACGATGTTGTAGCGAGAAGCGGAGAAATGGTTAAGGCATATCAAGACAGCATAATTAACAAAGATACACAGAACCAAGCAGAGGGTGGGGATGGAGAACAATCGCCTAACAAAGACCGCACAATGCAAGACTTATCAGACCAGACAGAAAATAGTCCAGTTATAGATAAGAGCAGAACAGATAAATAAATTGATATTGAGCCACAGGGTAGAAATGCCTTGTGGCTTTTTATATGCCCTAGAGAAAGGGCAATACAAATATCGCAAGAAGTTGAGAGAACAACAAAAAACGCAGAAAGCAGAGGTAAAGAAATTATGGCAGATGTAACTAACACAACAACAGAACCAACAACTAACAATGAGCCACAGAATGAAGAACAGACACCTAGCGTAGAAGAACTTATGGCACAGCTTGCTAGTGAAAGAGCTGAAAAAGAGAAGTATAAGAATGCTTCTGATAAAGCCAGTTCAGAAGCAGCTAAGTACAAGAAAGAACTTCGCTCGAAGCAGACAGCAGAAGAACAGGAAGCGGAAGCAAAGGCGGAAGCTGAAAAGTTGCAGGCCGAAAAGTTCGAGAACATGAGTAAAGAGCTTAATCATATGAAAGCTGTCAATGCTTATCAGAAAGTTATAGGTGATGGAAAGGATATTGATTCTTTGATTGAGGCAGTTGCAGACGCAGATCATAGCCTTATAGCAACTGTAATTGCTAATGAAGTACAAAGACAGGTTAAAGAAGCTAAGGCAGAGTGGCTTAAATCAAGACCAGCTATTAATGCGGGCGGTGGAGAAGAAAGCACGATAACACAGGAACAGTTTAACAAGATGAATTACCACGAAAGAGTGGAGTTCAAAAATAAGAATCCAGAACTTTATAAGAAGTTCACAGAGTAGAAAACGGAGGTAAACAAACTATGCCACAGACTAAGTTAGCAAATTTAGTAGACCCACAGGTAATGGCTGATATGGTATCAGCTAAGTTACCAAAGAAGATTAAGTTTTCGCCTATTGCAAGAGTTGATACAACACTTGTAGGCAGACCGGGAAGCACTATTGTTGTCCCCAAATACGCTTATATAGGTGATGCACAGGATGTAGCAGAAGGTGTTGCTATGGGTACAACAGTACTTACAACATCTACAACAGAAGCAAAGGTTAAGAAAGCAGGTAAGGCAGTAGAACTTACAGACGAATCAGTGTTATCTGGTTATGGCGACCCACTTGGTACAGCTATCAATCAGATTGCTATGTCAATCGCTGCAAAGGTTGATAATGACAGCTATGACGCACTTTGCACAGCACCTATTGATCACGATGGAACAGCAGCACCTATCAGCTATTCAGCAGTTGTAGCGGCTAATAGCAAGTTTGATGATGAATCAGATTTATCACTTACAAAGATATTATTCATCAATCCGGCACAGGAAGCCACATTACTTAATGACGCTGATTTCAAGAGCAATGACAAGTACCCACTTAACGTAATTATGAATGGCACTATCGGTTCTATCGCAGGAGCACAGGTTGTTAAGTCTAAGAAAGTTAAGCTGGTTAAGTATGAACTTGATGATTCAACAGGAACAATCAATGTTGTAGCTGATACAACAAGCGAGGATGCAACTAATGTTCATCTTGACACAGCACTTGCACATACGCTTAAGCCAAAGGACAAGGAAATCAAGGTAGGTAGCAAGTTAAAGGCTGTTACAACAGAGTTCTACGCTTGTCCGATTGTTATCGTGTCAGCAGAAGACCCTAACGAGGACACAGGTGCAGATGGCGTGTCAGAGGAAGAGAACGCACTTACAATCTATATGAAGAGAAGCGTTGAGATTGAATCGGACAGAGATATTCTTGCAAAGACAACTGTTATCTCTGGCGATGAACACTATACAGCAGTCTTAAGCAACGATTCAAAGGTTGTTCTTGCTAAGTTCGGAAAGTAAGAGGTGTTTATATGTTATTAAGACGACATAAAATCAACGCCGCAAAGCAGAGCGAAGAAGTAACAGCAGATAACGTAAGACAGGAAGCAGTTTATGGGGATGAGCTTAAATATGAGGAAGAGCAGGACAAGTTCCCTGCTCAACCTACAAGCGATTACACAAAGACAGCTATTAAGCGTATGCCAACAGCGGACTTGCAGACACTTGCCTTAGAACAAGGTATTGAGAACGCAACGGAGCTTACGGGAGCAGAACTTAAAGAATTGTTAATTGAGAAATTAGGATTATAGGAGCTGAAATTATGGAATACACCACATTAGAGCAAGTCAAAATCAGACTTAAACAATTTCATATTGATACAGTCACGAATGATGATGAAACAACATCTGATGTGGTCGTGTTCGATAACAAGGAAGATAATCCGGTAATTGAACAGCTTATTAAACAGGCTACAGAAGATGTAAAGGCAAAAAGAAATTACCCTGACAGCTACACAGATGAAATGATAACCGAGGACTTGAAGAAATTTGAGAGTGTTATTGTTAATCTGGCTGTCTACGACCATTCACAGGCAGGTGAAGCATTTATGGCAAGCTACAATGAAAATGGTGTCAACAGAACTTGGAGAGATAGAGACAGCTTATTTGTTGGGGTATTTCCTTTTGCTAAGGTTTTATAGAAGATTGTGCGTTACCAATACGGTAGCAGGCGGCACACATTAAGGGTGGTGGGCGGTGTGCCATTATTAATTATGAAAGGCGGTATATCAATGCCAATAGCAGTAATTATAAGCATTATTTCAGTTGCTTTTTCCGTCTTTTTCGGACTGTTTACGTTGGGATTTAATCTTAAGAACAACAAAAAGTCTGACAATGCAGAACTTACAGAGCGTGTAAAGGAAAATACACGCATAAATATGAAACTTGACACAATATCAAGCAATACAACAGAGATAAAGAATGAAGTTACAGAAATGAGAAAAGAACTTAATTCTCACGATAACAGGATTATTAAGGTTGAGGAAAGTGTAAAGTCGGCACACCACCGAATAGACGGATTGGAAGCACGACTTAATGAAGATAAGGAGGTATAGCAGAATGGATATAACATCGGTAACAACAGTTGTAGCAATCGTTGTAATAACATATCTGATAGGCTTAGGAGCTAAGGCAATTCCACACATTAAGGATAATTACATTCCTATAATTGTAGGCGTTGCAGGCGGTATATTAGGCATTATAGGTATGTATGTAATACCTGACTTTCCGGCAAATGATATTCTTAATGCAATCGCAGTAGGAATTGTGTCCGGATTATCAAGCACAGGTGTTAATCAGATTTATAAGCAGGTAAAGAACAATGCTTGACATTAATAAGCAGGCTATGAAGTATTCACTTCAAGGGCAGACAGTAACTATTTATGAAAGAGATGATGACGGCAATATCCTTTATGAGGGATATACCGACACAGAGGGTAACTTCATTCCTTATCTTGATGATGAGGGAAATAAGTTACCTAAAGTTCTTGAAGAAAAAACAGGCTTTTCAGAGCCAGTTGACTTCAAAGCAAACATAGCTTTCAGCGGTGGAGAAGCACAAAGCAAGGAATACGGCTTTGATACCGCTGATTTTGACGCTATTTTGCTGACAGATAGGAATGTGTTGCCTATTCAAAAAGGCGACCTTATCTGGCTTGATAGCAAGCCTACATACACATCTGACAGACTCGTTGATGAAACATCAGCAGACTTCACGATTGTAGGCATTAAGCCAGCATTATATTCAACTAAGTATATGCTCAAAGCAGTTGTAAAGTAGGTGCATTATGGAAGACACAACGATTAATGTTTTGGGAACAGCATACGCTATCGAGTTAAGGCAGCTTAACGATGAAGGTATGGACGGCTTTTGCGACAATACAGCAAAGCTAATAGTAATCCGTTCTGATAACTATAATGAAGTGGGCGATTTTGCGAGGTTGCAAAAGAAACAGTTAAGACACGAAATAATACACGCCTTTTTATCTGAAAGCGGATTACAGTGTAATTGGCAACATATAGAACAATTTGGACACGATGAAACAACTATTGATTGGTTTGCAATTCAGTCACCTAAAATATTTAAAGTTTTTGTGGACTTAAAATTGCTCTAAGGCGGTGTAATATGGCAAGACATACAATTAATATATCATTGTCTGAAAAGTCCGTAAATGAAGCTATCAGACAGCTACAACAGTATAAGCAGAGTTTGCAGTATAAATGCGAATTGCTTGTTGAACGACTAGCAGAATTAGGCGAAAAAGCGGCAATTATGAGTATCAACGAAAGCCCTTTAGGCAGAACAGTAACATTGAGAGTTGACAGAAAGCCTATTCAAGATGGCTACCAAGCTATTTTAATTGCTACAGGTAAAACTGTTGAGGTAGAAGATAGAGAACCATTTTACACACTGTTAGCGATTGAATTTGGTGCTGGTATTTATTACAACAGCGGCAACGAGAACCCAAAGGCTAATGATTTTGGCTTGGGTGTAGGAACATACCCAGGACAAGTCCACGCATTCAGCGACGGCTGGTACTACTTAGGCAATGATAATCAATGGCACTACACGCACGGCGTTAAAGCTACAATGCCTATGTACAACGCCACAATAGAGATTATTGATCAGTATAAGCAGATAGCAAGAGAGGTGTTTAGTTAATGGCAAATGCAAACGATTGGGCGACAGACCTTGAGAATACAGTCACAGCACTTGTCAAGGCTAAAACCCTAACACAGCTTAAAAAGACATATCCGAAGATAGTCATAACCAACGAGGGAGAAAACAGCGGTCAAGCAGTATTCCCAACAGTATACATTCATTTACTGCCAGCAGTAGAACAAGGACAAACGCTTGACGGACAGACAATTAACGGATTGTTAGCGACATTTCAAGTAGATGTTACCACTAATACAAGCAAATCCGATTGTCGAAAGGTTATGGCAGTAATTACAGACGCATTTAAGACAATGAGATTTCAAGGCAATGCAATGCCAGAGTTCTCAATCAGTAATAAAGTACATAAGAGTACCGCACGATTTAGGCGGTTAATCGGAGCAAATGACAGATTATTGTAACAAAGAGCAGAAATGCTCTTATTTTTTTGCAAATTTTTAGGAGGTAAGAAGATATGGCAGATACAGTAGCAGGATTAAGCGCACTGGGAATCACGTTTAGTTATGGTGTTGAAACTACAGCAGGTACTAAACCAACAGCATTTAAACTTCTTCATAGAATCAATTCTATTGATGAGATTACAGTAACCCCAGAGGCTATAGATGCATCAGCACTTGAAGATTTACAGACAAGAAACATTGCAGGTAGAGATACAGTTACAGATACAGTTGCGGTAACGGTTAATAAGACAGAAGCTACAATCAAAGAGTGGAAAGACCTTATTACAGAATATAAGGCTTTAACTGATGGAAAGAGAATGTGGTTTCAGGAAATTACTCCGGGTATATCAGACGCAGAGTTCTTTGTTGCACAGCCGCCTTCAAAGTTACCAATTACGGGCAAGGAGCAAAATTCACTTCTTACAATGGCTATCAACCTTATTATTGAGGATATGGTAGGAACAGATACAGCAGTAACCCCAACATCGGGGGAATAATGAGCTATTCGACTAAATCAAAAAAGGCTGTGTCGGATAGCGTAGAAAACGCCAAAACAGCCGACTACACATCATATCTTGATGATGTAACAGAATAATTAATTTAAAAGGCAGGTGCGGTGTAAAATCCGCACCTTTCCCTATATGGACGATAGGGTGGGAAAGGGTAAAAATTATGATGAATATTAATGTAAACGGAAATGAATACAAAGTTGAGTTCTCTTTTGGAGCAGCAGAGTGTAAAGAGATAGTGCAGAAAATGTTTTCTGTCGTTAATGGTTCTTACTTACTTGCACAAACGGATAAAAGCGTTGCACAGGCTTCCTTTGATGGATTAGCAAATATGACAGCAGATGTGCCAGAGATTTGTATTTTAGCCATTTATGCAGGCTGTATTGACAATAACCCTGTAACTATGGATGAAGCAAAGGAACTCACTAGAGCATATATTACAGAGAAGAGAAAGACAGATAAAAGTTACGGATATAGAACATTGTTTGAAGAAATCAAGAAAGCGATGGAAGATGATGGTTTTTTCGAGTTGAGCGGAATAACAGCGATGTTAGAGGAAATGGCGGACAATGTGGAAGAAGCAACACAGGAACAGAAGAAGCCGACAGTAGTACCACAAGACCACAAGAAAAAGCAGACTTCCACAAAATAATCTGGGAAGAATACTTTGTTTTAGCCAGTTCACTAGGCGTTAGTTATTCAGACTTTCTTAAAATGACACCTAAAAAGCTATGGGCTGTTGTAGAGGGTAAGAAACTTGAAAGACAACGAATGGATTCAGATATATGGCTTGCAATAGGTAGTTACATACTCCCGGCAATCAAGATAGGTGTTAGAAGTGGTGCTTGGGGTAAAGGCGAGCTTGAATACCCAGACAAGCCTATTTATAGAGATATTAACAAAAAAGAGAACAGCAAAGATGAAATACAAAGGAAGAGAGAAGAGTTTGTTTTGAATATGAAAATACGAAAAGCAAACTGGGATTTAACACACCCTAAAAATGATAAGCCGGAGGTATAAGCGTGGAATTAGATTCATTAGAAGTCAAAATTACCGGTACTGCCACTAAAGCTATCAATTCTGTTGATAAACTGATAAATCAGCTTACAAGGCTGTCAACATCACTTGCAACTGTGAATGGTTCATCACTAAACAGCCTTGCGAGCGGTGTTAGCCAGTTAGGTTCTGCTATGCAGAATATGAACGCAGGAACAGCAGATTTTACAAGGCTTGCTAAGAATATCACAAAGATAGGTTCTGTTGATTCAGTTGCACTAACTAACACAGCTACATCACTTCAAGCTGTCACAAAGGCAGTTGCAAGCATATCAGCTATACCGCAGAACGCAACACAGGTCACAGAATTTGCAAAGTCACTTGGTAAGCTAGGCAGTAAGAGCATAGAAAACGCCGTTGTAAACATTCCAAAGCTAGGCAATGCTTTAAATGGCTTAATGACAACGCTATCAAGAGCACCAACAGTAAGTCAGAATGTTATTCAAATGACTAACGCATTGGCTAATCTTGCTAGTCAAGGTAGCAAGGTGGGTACTTCTTCAAACTCACTTCAAAAGTCACTGTATGGCGTTTCTACGAGCGTCAGGACAGCGACTAAGAGCAGTTGGAACTTGGCAAGTGCAATAGGTAAGTTTTATGCCACTTATTTTATGGTAATTCGTGGCAGTAAGAAACTTATAGAAGCCATCAAGTCAACAACAGATTACATTGAAGCGTTCAACTATCAAGCGGTTGCGTTTGGTAAGATTGGTTCAGAGTGGGATAAAGATTACGAAAAGTACGGATACGATAACGCAACAGCCTATGCAGAAAGTTTTCAAAGCAGAGTAAATGATACTCTTGGAAAGCTATCTGGTTTAAAAGTTAATGTTCAAGGTGGTTTGCTTGAAGAAAGTGGAGCAAAGAACTTAGGACTTAACATACAAGAGATAACACAGTATGCTTCACAGTTAGCTTCTGTCACTAACTCACTAGGACAGACGGGTGAAGCAACAACAGCAATAACAAAGTCAATGACAATGCTTGCAGGCGATATAAGCTCACTTTTTAATGTGGACTATTCAACAGTAGCACAGAACTTACAAAGCGGCTTAATCGGGCAATCAAGGGCATTATATAAGTATGGTATTGATATTACCAATGCTACATTAGCGACATATGCTTATAACTTAGGCATTTCTAAGTCTGTATCAGAAATGACACAAATGGAAAAACAGCAGTTAAGAGTGTTAGCAATATTAGACCAATCAAAAGTATCTTGGGGTGATTTAGCTAATACGATTAACAGTCCAAGCAATATGTTACGCCAGTTCAGTAACAATATGAAAGAGGTAGGAATGGTAGCAGGACAGCTATTTATCCCAATTCTTTCAAAGGTTATGCCAATAGTAAACGGAGTAGCTATTGCAATCAAAAGATTATTAGTTGGTCTTGCTTCTTTAATGGGCGTTAAGATTGACTTTGAGAGCTTCGGACAAAGTGGCTACAAAGATACATCAGACGGCTTAGAAGATATTTCAGATGGTTACCAAGATGTAGCTGATTCAGCTAAGAAAGCTACATTATCCCTTATGGGATTTGATGAAATAAATAAATTACAGGACGATACAAGCTCAAGCAATGGCTCAAGCGGTGGTGGCGGTAGCAGTATTGACTTAACAGATGATATTACTAAGGCGGCGGCAGAATATGAAGCGGCTTGGAATAAAGCATTTGCCAATATGGAAAATTCGGCTATTGCGTGGGCTGATAGGATTGATAAGGCACTTGAGCCTGTTAAAAAGATTTTCCAAGATTTTGCGATTGGCGACTTTAAAATGGCAGGCAAAGATACTTCTGAACTTGTCGCAGGGATATTTAATTGGTTTGCAGATGCAATAGATAGAGTACCTTGGTTTGTAATTGGCCAGAAAATGGGAGACTATCTTGCAGGCATTGAGTGGACTAAGGTATTTAAGGCGGCAGGAAGAGTAATCGTTCAAGGTTTAAAAGGTGCTATTGAATTGTATTTTGGTATGCTAACAAGTGCACCGATTGAAACAGCATTAATTTCTCTTATTGCTATACCTAAGCTTATGAAAGCTATAGGCGGTTCAAGCGTAGTTACAAGCATAACTAAAGGCTATAAAACACTTAACACTTTAAGCATTACCGCAGAAGATACAGCCAAGGCTATGATTGCGGCTAAGAATGGAAATACTGCGGCGGCATCCGCACTGACATTTCTACATCCTAAAATCGCAAAAGCAACTACAGCTTTTCGGGATTTTGGAAAAACTGTTAAGGATAAAGGATTATTTACTACACTTGACAGTGGAATAACAAGTGTTAGAAACAATATGACACTATTCCAAAAAGCATTACTTGGCGGTATTTCGGCTTTTGCGGAGTTTAAATTAATAAAAAGCGGCTTTGATGATATAAAGCAAGGAAGTGACAACCTTATAGCTTCAATAGCCAAAATAGCAGGCGGTGCGGCTATAGGTGCGGCAGGGTTATATACAGCTTTCGGACCGGCAGGGTTGGCTATGGCTGGAATAACAGCATTGGTGGCAGGAATAATGTCTATCAATAGCAATATGGATTTAACGTCAACAGCAGTTACGAAATATTGTGATGAATACGCAAATGTTCGTGATGAAGTCGATAAAACAACAAAAGAAATATCAAGCTCTTTAGATGCTATTGAAAAAGGGTGGAAGAATACATCAACCTACGATGACATAGATGCTCTTAAGACAAAATATTTTGAATTGGCGGAGCAAACAAACTTAACCGCGGAACAGCAAGAATTGCTTAAGGATATGGCACAGGAACTTGTTGAAAAAGTTCCAGAATTAAGCGGAGTTATAGATACACAAACAGGGTATTATAAAGGACAAAAAGAAGAAATTGAAAAACTTATAGATAAAAAGAAAGAGGAATACAGGTTTGAAGCTTTAAGGGAAGATTATATTCAGCTTGTAAAAGATGAATATAAAGCTAAGAAAAATCTTAAAGAAATGGAAGATACCCTTGCAGATAGCAAACAAAGACTTAAAGATAAGCAAGATGAAATGACAAGGGCATTACAAGGTACGCAAGGTGTTGCGGAAGAATTAGATACCACTGGCGTTGGTGCGGCAGTTTACCTTGAATATCAAGTAAGAGAACTTGAAAAAGCTGTACAAGACAATGAAAATAAAGTTAATGAAGCTAAAGATAATTGGCAACGTGCTAGTGACGATATGGAGTTTTGCTGGGGTGAGTTAAAAGATACAGCAGTTGGAACATCAGAGGAGACGAAGCAGAAAGTATCAAATGCCTATGAAGAAGCTAAAAATGCGGTTATTGATAAAATTAACAGTATAGGCTCAAATACAGAAAATGTATTCTCACGAATGGGAAGTGTCGGTGCTAATGCAGGTTCGTCATTAACAAATAATTTTGCTAATAATATTAGTGATATACCATATAGAGCCAGAAGCGCATTTAATGCTATTATGGATAGAGTTAATGCAGGCGATATAGGCTATGATACCGGTACAGAACTTATGAACTCATTGGCAGATACCATTGATAATAATTCTTGGCGAATTCGCAGAGCTTTAAGTAACTCATTTGAAAGCAATTTTAGCGGTGAAATACTTGATAGTGAGGGAAATGTATCAAGAAGTGCATTTCAGATAAGAATACCTAGAGCATATGCGACAGGTGGTTTCCCAGAGGACGGACTTTTCTTTGCTAACCATAATGAAATGGTTGGTAAATTCAGCAATGGCAAGACGGCAGTTGCAAACAACGACCAGATAACACAAGGTATTAAGCAAGCTGTTATTGAGGGTATGTCAGAAGTATTTGCTAATGCGAATATAGGACAACAAAACGGAAACATTGTTGTGCAGATTGACGGACAGGAAGTGTTTAGGACAACACAGAGATATGCCAATCAATACACCAATATGACAGGACAAGCGGCTTTTCCATATTAATTGACAAATAAATAATAAAAGAATATATTTAAAGTACTAAAGATAAGGGGGAATGTATATGTCAGTAAAAAAAGGCTTATATAAAATGCTGGAAGTATTAGGAATAAAGAAAAAACAGCAACCACAAGTTCAGCAACCGTTAAATTCTAACTTTAAAGGAGTGTACAGAGCGACAGAAAAAGGTCTAGTTGAAGTATATTGCCCAAGATGTAATAGTTGGGAATGTTCGCACACGCAGATTACAACAACTATACCACAGAAAACTAAAACAAGATACACTATTAATTTGAATCCGTTTAGACCATTTACATTAGTCAATAGGAAAGAAAAAATTAAGCAAGAAGGCAGAACTTATTCACAGCATAGGTTTATATGCAAAAGATGTGGATTGATTTTTTGGTAATATATAATTTTAATTACATTAGATTTTTTAATAAAAGGAATGTATCAAGATGAATGAAAAAGATAACAAAAAGAAGCTACAGGAGATAGCGATTGCAGTATTGGCAGGGATAGTATTTGTTACAGCGTTATTTATTATTAATAATATAACTGAAAATGATAATAATATCGTGGCAAACACACAAGCTAAAACACAATCAACAGAAGTTGCTACTAAAGATATGCTTGACGATGGTATGTCTTATCTTGATGAAGATAAGTACAAATTTGTATGCGAGCAAATGGATTACAACCATATTATGTTTACGAATGAGGATTTAACTGACAAATATGTAAAAATAGATATAATGCTTACTAATCGCTATACGTTATCCTCAAAGGATATGGAAGATGAGAGTATAAGTAAAGTTGTTAATGCTTACAACTTGCAGGCAGGATTTTTTACAGGTGTCGTTAAGAACAAAAACGAGTATGGCAAAGAAAAAATATACATATATTTTTCAAAAGATTTTAATTTAAAAAGTGGAAACTATAAGGTCGGAGATAAAATCGCTGCATACGGTTTGATTGTTAATTGCAAAAACAATGGAGCTGGCAGTTATAACAGTATTAGCTTTATACCACGTTTTATAGAAAAATAATCCCCTTAATGGAGCGTATTGAAAGGTGCGTTCCATTTTTTATTGAAAAAGTGCTTGACTTTTTTGTGCGTACGGTTTATATTAAATGTGCGGACAGAAAAGAGGTGAGTATATGTCCAATAAAAAAGGTAGACCTAAACTCGACAATCCTAAAAATGAAAGAATATATATTCGTGTCACCAAAGAGGAAAAGGAAGAAATAATGAATTTTTCTGATAAAAGCGGATATACAATACTTGATTTGATTAAAAAAGGCATTGAAAAAGTAAAAGGGCAAAAAAAATAAAGTGTTGCACCGCTACCAACGAACACAACACTTTAAAACCACCAATCCGAAAGGAATTGATAAATCTATCATATCAGTTTCTTTCGGAAAATTCAAGAATATTTTCGGAGGAAAAACAAATGAGTAATGTAGAAATCGTAACAAATATTGACATAGCGTCAGAAATTGCACACGCAACAGTAACAGAAGTTTTAGCAAATATGGAAAACGAAAGAATAGGATATGTTCTCATAGGAGTTTTACAGCAATTAGAAACTATTCAGGACAATGTTAATAATTTTGATTTAAAGGAACAGGACAAGACTACAAAGGAAGTGGCATAATATTATTGCGTGAGGCATTGTGGGCATATACTCCCACTACGCAATAAGTTCTGCTTTGAGCGAATGATAAATTTGTAGGAGGTAAAATAATGAGTTATAATAATCCAACTACAAAAGATGACACTCACAATGAGATTAAGGCACCAATGAACACTAAGAATATTTGCGGCGTAGACTGCTATGAGCAGAATGGCGTTGCTTATTTAAGATTGGAAAACGTTGCCAGAGGATTAGGATTTGTTGACAATAGTAAGGGAACAACATATGTTAGATGGAATACAGTTAGACAATATTTGTTAGAAATAGGATTTTCGCAGGAAGTTGCGAAAGATGATTTTATCCCAGAAAACATCTTCTACCGCCTAGCAATGAAAGCCAAAAATGAAACAGCAGAGAAATTTCAAGCATTAGTAGCTGATGAGATTATTCCGTCAATTCGCAAGAATGGAATATATGCTACCGATAATGTTATTGATGAAATACTGAATAATCCAGACTTTGGAATAGAATTATTAACAAAGTTAAAAAAAGAAAGGCAAGCAAGAGTTGAAGCAGAAAGAAAGAACACTATCTTAACACACGTCAATAAAACATATACAATGACGGAGATTGCTAAAGAGCTGAACTTAAATTCTGCTATTCAACTTAACAAGTTGCTTGCTGATAGAAAAATTCAGTACAATGTCAATGGAACTTGGGTTCTTTACTCACCATACAGCAGTATGGGATATGAGGAAATTAAACAAGAAATTCTTGACAGCGGTAAAGTAATCTATCATAGACGAATTACCCAACTTGGAAGAGAATTTATACTGCAATTATTCAATAATGTTGCATAAGTTCTCTTGTGAGATATAATAGCTCAAACAGAAAGAAAATTCAATAGCTGTAAGAAATTTACAGCTATAAAAAAATCAGAACAAGTTGGGTAGACCTGTTCTGATTAGCACGTATGAGTGAATGTAAATTAACTCATACCAATAATAACAAATAAATAGCAAAATGACAAGGACATTTCACTTAATTGTGAGGTGTCCTTTTTGTGTGCTTAGAAAGTGAGGTTTTACTATGAATTTTATTCAATATGTAAAGCAAGTGTGGAAAGCTAGACCTATTGGCGGTACTCCATTCACTCCAGACAGGTTTAACCATATAGAGGATGGCATTAAGAATAATAACGATATGATAAGTGAGCTGAACAACAATATAAATGAATTATTAATAAGTTATTATAAGAGTGAACCAACTCTAACATTAAAAAAAGGTACTTATTGGATTTTTATTAATAAAACGCAATATTCACAAAGCAGTATTTGGGCAATTAGTAGTGGACAACAACCCGTAGCAGTTGCAAATCCATCTAATGAACAAATGAGTATAGAATTAAACAATGACATTATGACAATTACTTGGAAAAATGCCTCATATGCTGTTGTTTCAGTTTTAAAAGTTCGTTGAAGCTTATTAATCATTTAACACCCCAAATAGACATTGGGTATTGAAATAAAATGTTAGTGGTAGGGACAACTTGAAAATATAAATATATAAAACTAAGGGAACGTATCAGAGATGATATGTTCTTTTTTGTTACTAATTTTTAGGCAGAAAGGGGCGATTGAATGATAAGTGCTGTAATTATCGAGGGAGTGACATTCCCAGTAGCATATAACGGCTACACATACAGTAGAAATAAGATATGGTCTAAGAATACAGGAAGAAATGACTACGGCGAAATGGTAGGCACAATCGTAGCTATTAAAGATAAAGTAGAGCTTCAATTACCGCCATTAACAGGAGAACAGGCGTTGTTGCTTGATAATGTGATTAGTGATGAAAATAACCCATTCCCAACAGCACAAGTTCTATTCTTGGGCGGCACACAAAAGGAAATGACAATATACACAGGAGATGTGACATATCCGTATCTTACAAGGGCAAAGAATGAGGACGGATTAATAGTCGGAGCAAAATTGAGTTTAATTCAGAAATAAGGAGATTAACTATGAAAATAACAGGAAATGAAGTTTTAGCACATTATGAAGCACTTGCAAGTGTAGCACAGCTTAAAATGGGTGGCAGATTAGCAGTTGCCATTATGTCTAACATTAAGATGTTAGAGCCACACTTTAAGGCAGTCGTGGAAACGATAGAAAAGATACGCGAGGAAAATAAAGATAACAACGATAAGATAAAATCAGAACTTGAAGAACTAGGAGAACAGGAAATAGAAGTATCTGAATACACAAAAGTTGATATAAGCGCATTTGATAGTTGTGAAGCCATTGAGCCAGCTAACATTATCGCACTTAGCTTTATGATTAACGATTAATCAGCAGAAAGGAGCAATCCAATGAAAAATATTAATTGGGGTGCGGATTTCAATTTGCTGTATGCAAGATATTACAGCAAATATTTAGTTGACGGAAAAGAATACAATCAGACACTTAATGAGTTTAAGTACAGCAACATAATCAATCCGAACAATAGCATTTCCATAGGTAACACTTGCAGTAGTAGTGTTACCTTTTCTATTTATAATCCAGAAATCACGCTTGAAAATAAGGATATAACTATTTTTGAGGGCGTTAAGGGCGATAGCGGCATTGAGTATGTACAGATAGGCATATTTACTGTAACTAAAGAAGAAAGCAATGGCGAATACACTAAGTACACAGCTTATGACAAGATGTACAAAGCTGAAAAAGGTTATTTTTCAGCTTTGACTTATCCTAGTACGAATAAGGCTATTTTAGAGGAAATCTGTACAAAGTTAGGCATACAGTTAGCGACTAGTATAACAAGCACACATACAATTACAGATAAGCCACAAGGCTATACAATGCGTGAAATGATTGGTTATATGGCTATGCTACAAGGTGGAAATGCGGCTATTAATTCTGACGGAAACCTTGAAATAAAGTGGTACAAAGATAGCGGTTATGTGCTTGACGGACATCAATACTATCAGCAAGGGGTTACTTTTACCACTAGCAAAGATTTTACGATAAGGAAACTGACTTGTAACAATACAAAGTCTGGCGACAGTAAAACAAGCGAAATAACCGCTGGTGACGGAACGACAGGACTTAGTTTCACTAATCCATTTATGACACAAGAAATTCTTAATGAAGTCTATAAAAAGATAGGCAACTTTCAGTTCAGACCACTTACAGTTAAGTTTTTAGGTGATTGGCGGCTTGAGGTAGGTGACATTATAACTGTTAATAAAGGCGGCGTTGATTACAAAGTACCTATAATGCAGATTACGCACGAATGTGACGGTGGTTTAATGGACACAGTTACATCTATCGGACAATCTGACACAGAAAACAGCAATATTGCTAGCGGTCCGATAACAAAGCAAATGGAACGATACTACGCTGATTTAGTCTTAATCAACAAGGCAGTTATTGAAAATGCTGATATAACTAATGCCAATATTGAGAATTTAAAGGCACATCAAGCGTATATCGACCAATTAAAGGCTAATAAGATTGAAGCTGTCACGGCGGAAATTGTTAATTTGACAGCAAGTAAAGCTACGATTAATGAAGCTAATATCGCTAAGTTGCAAGCAGATTATGCGCAGATAGGCGTGTTAAACGCAGATGTAGCAGACATTAAGACCTTAATGTTTGGTTCAGCGACAGGCAAGAGCTTAACAACAGAATTCGCTAATGCAGTTGTAAGTGTTATCGGCAATGCACAGATTAAAGACGCTATGATTGACAGCATAGCTGCAAGCAAGATTACAGCACTTGACCTTAACACTACTAAATTTAAGGTTCATAGTGAAAATGGAATGTCTTATTGGCAAGACAATACAATTATCATCAAAGATACTGACAGAATAAGAGTTCAAATAGGTAAAGACGCTAATTCGGACTACAATATGTACGTCTGGGATAAAGCTGGCAATCTTATGTTTGATGCCTTAGGACTTACCGAAAAAGGCGTTACAAGAAAAGTTGTTCGTGATGATGTTGTTCAAGATGACGCTAATATTAATGCAAGTAAGCTGGATATTGAAACGCTATTTAACGTTATCAATAACGATAATACACACACGCTTAAGAGTAACAAAATTTATCTGGACAACGAGGGGCAGACACTTAATGTTATTATGCAAGCTATAACAAGTGGTGCTGGTAAAGATTACACACAATGGGGCGGTATGATGAAAGTTGCTAGTGATTTTATCACTAACAAGTTGTGGTGGACTGAAAATGTTGACAATGAAAGCATTAAGACTAAGTTTTCTACTGTTAATCAGAAGCTAGATAGCTACGAAATTACGTTATCTGACTTATACAAACAAACGAATGATAATTTTATGGTGTATACAGTAACAGCAACGCCTACAAAAGATAATTACCCTGCTGTTGATTGGTTTATACCTATTTATCCGTCAGATGATTTATTTCCAAGCGATAATCTTACTTGGACTTACAGCAATGATGAATATGCTAAACATCACGGAGCAATAGCATACAACGAAACAACTCAAAAGACCTGGCGTTGGACTAAAGATGATAAAGGCAATTGGGGCTGGAAAGAGGTATCTAACACACAATTAGCCTATATGCTTAATCAAAACGCTAGCTTTAAAATGAACTTAGATAGTATATCTACATCATTGTTAAGTGTGCAGCAGAATTTAAAAGACAACTACAGTACAACTACAGTTATGAAGAATGCTATAACGCAGGCTGTAAAAGCAGAAAGCAATAGCATTAAACTTGAAGTGGCTAATGCTTATGCTACAAAGGATAGTTTGAATAATTATAGTACAACAACGCAGATGAATGCGGCTATAAGCACAGCAATAAGTAAAGAAAGTTCAGCGATTAAGTTAGAAGTAGCAGGAGCATATGCCACAAAAGATAGCCTTAAAAATTACGCTACAACAGCAAGTCTTAGTGCTTATATCAAGAAAGACCCAAAAAGTGGCGAGCTTAAATCCGCAATTGAAGCAATTGCAGATGATATAACGCTTAAGGCTAAGGGGGCTATTAATATTAGCGGTAACAAGAGCGTTAATATTAGCGGTAACGCATTCACTTTAACATCAACTAATACAATCATAAGTGCAACAGGGACAATTACCTGTAGTGATATAATCGGGACTGGGGGTCGCATTGGCAATTGGGATATTACTGATGGAAGCTTAAAGAATGATTACTTAGCACCAGATGGATACTTAAGAAGAACTTACATTCAAAGTTCAAAAAATATTGGCGATTGGATTTTTTCCGTTCAGAAAGGAGCCGTACAAGGAACTTCGCCAAGCACGCTAAACTCCCTGTGGCACGTTACTAACGATGGTGAAATGCAGTTCAATGTTGAGAGCGGTAAAGGTATTAAAATGTATGGTTCGGCAGGATTAGAGTTAGAAGTGTTAAGAGACCGCATTGAATTATATTACCAGCCTTACATCAATGGACAGCCGCAAGCTTGGACGAAAATTGAAAAAGGAAAAATTTCTATAGACTCAAAAGGTTGGAGTTCTTTTGGCGACTGCGCTCTATCTGTAGTTAACAGTTCGATAAAGACTACAGCATTGTATATAATGCATCAAACAGAAGACGGATCATACTATCAAAGAGGATGTGTAATTAACAGAAATCCTTTTTCTGGTGATATTATGTTTGATTGGGATGGACGTTATCTTCGTGGATATATAGGGGATAATGTTGTTATCACTTGGGACAACGAAAATAAAAATTGGATATAAGATTAGGAGGTAAAACACAATGTTAGACATCAACTCATCAATTCAAAAAAATGGAACATTATCTGTCCAAAATTCAGACGGAACACTTAAACAGGTAGCTTATCTGTCAGCTACAATCAGCGAAAGTGGCACAGTTAGTATGTCAGCTAGCTTTAATGATTTTGCGGCATACTTAGCAAATGACACAGCACTAGACAGTGAGCTTAAGAGCTTTCTGGACGGCGTTAAAAACACTTACAAGGCAACATACAGCACAGAAGATGATACAACTAATTCAGATACAACAGGAACAGTAGAAAGCGAGGTATTTTAGTATGATTAAATGTGGAGATTTTTCAGCTTGGAATGGTAGTGACTTAGATTTTGACAAAATGCGTGTGGCAGGACTTACACACGCCATTCTCAAGGTTATCAGACGTGACCTTAATGCAGATGAACAGTTTGAAAACAACTGGAAAAAGTGTCAGTTAGCTGGCGTACATATTTGTGGAGTTTACAACTATGTTTACACACCTAACGTAGAAACAGCAGTAACAGTAGCTAAGCGTGTCTTAGAAATCCTTGACGGACGTAAAGTTAAGATATGGATGGATATAGAAGATACTTGTATGCAAAATCTTGGCACGGAACTTATTGACATAATCAAGGCATATAAGCATACAATAGAGAACGCTGGCTATGAATTTGGTATCTATACAGGTATGGCGTGGTATGGCAGCTACATCGCCCCATATGCTGACGAAGAAATACTTAACTGCGATTACTGGATAGCAAGATACTATCTTGGCTATGACGAAATGGCACTTGATACAGACCCTAACGAAGACAAGAAACCTAGTGTTGTTAGAAATCTTGTAGGCTGGCAGTATACTTCTAGTGGTATTGTAGATGGAGTAGATGGAGTATGCGACTTATCTGTATTCTACGGAGAAGATGAAAAAACAGAAGATAGTGGCAATACAGAAGAGGAAGAAACAGAAGATAACAGTAATAAGCCTGTTAATGTTACATATGCCGCTTATACTGATAGATGGTGGGATGAAGTAACTAACGATAGCGATTGGGCTGGCAAGGGTGACGATACAGCTATTAAGGCTATTGCCATTAGAGTTAATCGTGGTAAGGTTAAGTACAGGGTTCACTTACTTGGCGGTGCTTGGCTACCTTATGTTACAGGTTGCGATTATGACAATTTTGAAAACGGCTATGCAGGTGATAAGAAGCACGATATTGACGCTATCGAAGTTATCTACTACACACCTAGCGGAGAGAACTACAAGTACGCAAGATATATGGTATCGCCATTCGGCTTAAGAAACTTCTATCCAGAGCAGATAGACAACGAAACTAGCAACGGAATGGACGGATACGCTGGCGAATTCGGCAAAGCTATCGACAAGTTCCAGTTAGTTGTCGAATAAAGTCGAAATAACACGACCGAAAGTATTTGAAATATACTAACGATAAATGTATAATAAACTTGTCTTTGAGAAAAGACCCTTAAACATTTTCAAGTTCTGGCAGGCGATATTGTTTGATTGGCGTTGACAATATCGCCGCTACACTTGACACGATAGAACGCGTGTTCTATAATAATCGTATCGCTATCAAACGTGCAAGGGCAAGAGAGGGGAGTGCAGGTTTATGGATAACAGTAATGAGGAAAATTACAAAGATAAGTTAATAGAACTTATAAATAAAATAGAAAATACAGGCACATTAGAGTACCTGTATTCATTCATAGAAAACTTTTTGAAGAGGTGGGGGTAAAACCCTACTTCTTTTCTTTTCGAGATAACATAACATCTATCATATCTAATATTGTTTCTTTATCTCTTTGTTCTAACATAGAAAACTTCCAAAGTAAATCAACATCTTTTTCAGCTTCTTTTGAATTATCCTTACGGATTGGCGAAACATCAAATCCCATTAGCCACGCTTCTGACACGTTCAAAGCCATTCCTAAGACAACTAGCTTTTCTTGGCTAGGTTCAACTTTGCCTGATACATACTGGCTAATATCGGATTTATTCATCTTGATATTGTATTTCTTACAATATGGTAATGATAAATTCAAAATATCAACTTGCTTTAACTTCCGTTCATTCATTAGCTGTTTAAGCCTATCTGATGTATTCTCTTTCATCTTAGTTATCCTCCTTTCTGTTGATAATATACCATTATTTGAACAAAAGTTCAAGATGTAAAACTAAAAAAGTAAAAAATATTGAACTTTTTATTGACATATTAATTTAATAATGCTATTATACAATTAGTTCAAAACATTGAACAAAAAAACGGAGAAAGGAGAAGAATTGGAATGGCTTTTAATTACAGTAAGTTAAGAGGTCGCATAATTGAAAAGTACGGAAGTCAGACGGACTTTGCCAAGGCGTTTGGCTGTTCAGACAGGACTTTATCACTTAAAATGACAGGCAAGCGACCTTGGAAACAGATTGAAATTTTAAAAGCAATTAAATTATTAGATTTATCAGAAGATGATATACAGGATTATTTTTTTGCTTTAGAAGTTCAAAATATTTAACTTTTAGAAAGGAATGTTTATGGAGTTACAGATTTTTAGCAATTCAGAGTTTGGAGAAATCCGAACCATTACTAAAGATGATGAACCTATGTTTTGTCTGGCTGATGTATGCAAGGCATTGGAAATATCAAATGTAGGAAATGTTAAGCAGAGGTTATCTGAAAAGGGTATCCATACTGCGGATACCCTTACAAAGGGTGGAATGCAGAAAATGATATTTATTAGCGAGGCTAATCTTTACAAGACAATCTTTCAGAGCCGCAAAGAAAGTGCAGAGAGATTTACAGATTGGGTTACAGGAGAGGTACTTCCGTCAATCAGAAAAACAGGCAGTTATAGTATGCCAAAGACAACCGGCGGTCAGATACAGCTTTTAGCACAGGGCTATACAGAACTTGAACAGGCTGTTAACTCTATCAAAGAAGATATGACAGAGCTTAAGGATAACACACCTCTTTACGGCTGTGAGATTGATGAGGTCAAACAGCACGTTAATAGAAAAGGCGTAATTGTACTTGGTGGCAAGGATAGCGAAGCCTATAAGAACGGCAGTATTCGCAGTTCGGTATATTCTGACATATATAAGCAGTTAAAACGTGAGTTTGGTTGCGTAACAACATATAAGAGCATAAGAAGAAAGTACATTGATAATGTACACAAGTTTATAGACGATTATGCGCTACCTATGGCACTTGCTGAACAGGTAAATGCAGCTAATGCACAGATAAGTATGAGCTTTTAAGGAAAGGAGTTTTAGCAGATTGATATTTATTATTTCTGAAAAAGGCGAGCAGATTAATGAGGTAGAAAAGCTTGAAATCCTGGCACATATTGGCAGAAGAACAAGTTACCTCTTAGGAAGAAATAAACATTGTGAACTCTTAAGAAGAGTAGTTGTAAAAGATATTTTAGGGCAGTTAAAGCACGAATACGGGTGTGGTTTGAGTGAACTGAAAAAGAAGTACATAGCAGACACTCACGATTATATCGACTGCTACGAACTGCCTACAATAATGAAAGAGAGATATAAGCTATGATACAGGGATTTATGCTAGGAACGATATTCGGGATGTTTTTAGAACTGGCTTGTATCGTTCTGACAATGGCAAGGGCAAAGAGAAAAGAAAGGATTGAACAATATGAAACAGGTAAACGAGAAAGTAATAACAGTACAGGATTGCATTGATATGTACGAGAAGAAAGATATGGTGACAGTTATAGACGGCGGCAAAGTCGTAGGATTCGTTAAGAGAGGAGAAAAGGAATGATAACAAATAATAAAGCCTATATGATAGGTAAGATTGCTAAGAAACCAGTATTTTCACACGAGGTTTATGGTGAGGGATTTTATATTTTTCACATAGAAGCTCCAAGAAAAAGCGGCAATGTAGATACGCTTCCGGTCGTTGTATCTGAAAGACTTGTTGACATTAACAGACTAGATGTAGACAGAACTGTAGTAATTAACGGACAGATTAGGTCATACAATCAACACATAGATGGCACACATAGCCATCTGATACTTAGCATATTCGCTAGGGAGATTGATATATTAGAGGATGTTGAAATTCCACTGGATACGAACAATTCAATTGAAATCGTGGGGCATTTATGCAAAGCACCTACATATAGAACAACACCGCAAGGCAGAGAGGTATGTGACATTATGATGGCTGTCAATAGAGCCTATGGTAAGTCAGATTACATACCTTGTATCGTATGGGGAAGAAATGCGAGATTTGCAGGTAGACTTGAAGCTGGGGAACATATTCAGATTCAGGGAAGATTCCAGAGCAGGGAATACGCTAAGAAGATAAGTGACAATGAAGTTGAAACAAGAACTGCTTATGAAGTATCGGTAAGCAAGATTGATTATGCAGATGAGGGCGAAGCTAATGTGCAGTGATATTACGGTTAGAGAGTTAGCAAGTATGGCGCTTGATGAAGATGCGATGTGTCAGATATGGTCACCACGATACGGAACAATCTTTGATGGTTCGTTTAATGAAGCTAAAAAATACATAAATATCGTGGTTGATAGCTTTCAGGTTGAAGATGGTGTATTTATTATGAATATATAAATAAGGAAAGGATATGTTTATGGAAAGAACAGTTTTAAAAAAGGTAGCTCTTGAAAACTTTATGTGCTATGCACACGCAGAATTTGATTTTTATGCTATTACAAAGATTATGGCTAAGAATGGCAAAGGTAAGTCAACTATTGCAACCGCTTATATGTGGTGCTTGTTCAACTGTGATTATGAGTTAAAGGATAATCCGGTTGTTAGACGAGAGGTTGACGGAAAGTCCGTTGATGATATGGACACAAGTGTTGAACTTACACTTGATGTTGACGGAAAAGAAATAACTATGAAGAAGGTGCAGAAAAGAACCTACAGCAAAGATGGTAGCAGCTACAAGGACGATAACAAGTATTTTGTCAATGATGTGCCTAAGACATTAAAGGATTTCAACGCATATCTTGATGTGGATATGAATGTATTCAAGATGTGCAGTAATGTAAATGCTTTTCTTAATCAGAAGCCAGCAGAAATGAGAGAATACTTATTTGGTTTAGTAGGAGATGTTACAGACATTGATATAGCTTCACAGAAAGCCGAATTAGCCGAGTTAGTTCCTTTACTTAATAAGTATACAGTTGAAGAGTTATCCGCTATGAATAAGGCTGCCAAGACCAAGATTACAAAGGATTTGCCTATTCTTGACGGACAAATTAAGGAAAAGGAAAGAGATATACAGCTTAAACAGGCTGTTGATGTATCTGACCTTGAATTACAGAAAAACAGCCTTAAAGAGCAGATTGCTGATTGCGTGGCAAAGCAGACTGACAATGACAAGCTGATGGCTGAATATGACAAGGCTAGTTCGGATATTCTTAATCTTAAGTTTGAACTTAGTGATATGTCACGCAAAGCTAATGAAGAAAATATCAAGGCTAGGAGAGATATTGAGAATAAGATTTCTGAAAAGAAAGATTATCTTATTAACATAGCTAATACTATTCAGAAGAACAATTCTGAAATATCTGGTTATCAGAATGACATTGAAAGTGGAACGAGAGAAAGAAACAGGCTTGCTGATGTTTGGAAGAAGATTAAAGAAGAAAAATTCAATGACAATACAGCAATTTGCCCTACTTGCCGCAGAGAACTGCCAGCAGAAGAAATTGAAAGCCTTAGAAGTTCATTTGAAAAGACAAAAGCTGACAGACTAGCAAAGGTTGAAAAGGACGGATTAGAAGTTAAGGCGGATGTTGATAATGCAAGAGATATGATACCAAAGCTGGAAAAATGTAACGAAGAAAATATTGCTAATCAGCAGAAGTTGGAAGAAGAAGTTGCAGACCTTGAAAAGCAGTTATCAGAACTTCCACAGGAAATTGATGTGACAGCCACCGAAGAACACAAAGCACTTGAACAGCAGATTGCTGAAAAAGAAGAGGCTATGCACAAGGCTAACGATATTTTGACGATTAAGGCAGAATTAAAGTCACAGGAAGCAGCTTTAAGGCAGCAGTTAGCAGAATGTGAAAGCCAGATTGCAAAGGCTGATACGGCAGCAGATGAACAGCGACTTGAAGAATTAAGACAGATAAGGACTGATTCTGAACAGAATAAGACCAATGCCGAGAAAATCCTTGACTTACTTGACGAACTGGATAAGGCAAAGAATGAAGCCTTGACAGAAGCAGTAAACAGCCATTTTGGCTTGGTTAAGTGGCAGTTGTTTGAATATGCCAAGAATGGTAATTACAAGAGTTGTTGCATACCTACTGTTGACGGAAAGAGCATTTTAACAACTATGAGCAACAAGGGCAACAGGATTTTAGGCAGAGTTGATATTTGCAACTCAATTCAGAAGATTAGTGGCATATCAGTACCTATTATTTTAGATGATTCTGAAAGCCTTAGTACAGATAATCAGAAGAAAGTTGCTGAAATGGTGGATAGTCAGTTGATTATGCTGATTGTCAATGATAGTGAGAAATTAGAGATTGTGGAGGGATAATATGCAAGGCGAAGATGCTTATGTACTTACAGTAAGCAATAAAGAAGCAGAAGTTATCAAGCAGTTTGTATCAGCAATGGAGAGAGCTACTGTTACGATAGATAATGATGATGTATGGGAAATTATGGAAGCTATCGCATATAAAAGTACTTCCGCAAATGTAATAGGCATAAAAATTATATATGAAGAAAGTGAGAAAAGCTGATGGGCGTAAAAGGATATAAAGCATTTAACAAAGGAATGATATGCAGAGGTAAACAGTACGAAGAGAATGCTACTTATGAAGAAAACGGAAATGAAATATGCGAAGCAGGTGTAATGCATTTCTGCGAAAATCCATTTGATGTGCTGAATTATTATCCACTTGTTGATGAAAATGGCGACATTTCAGATTTTGCAGGTGTTGAAGCTGTTGGAGATATTTATAAAAGAGAGGATAAAATAGCTACAAATAAGCTTCATATTGGTGCAAAACTTGGGCTTAAAGGGTTTATTAAGGCTTGCGTAGATTTTACTATTGAAAAAGTAAGAGTTGAGTCTGGTAAAGATAACGAAGCTGATAGTAGTGGATATTCCGCACAGATAGGTTCAAGTGGATATTACGCAAAGATAGGTTCAAGTGGATATTCCGCACAGATAGGTTCAAGTGGATATTACGCAAAGATAGGTTCAA